ATTCGCTTGGCGACCTGAATGCCTCCGAGGCCGGATGGAATAAAGAGGTGAGCGCCTCGGCGGGGACCCAGACGGTTGAGGATATGTGGGTGATGGCGGAGTATACTCCTGGCGTGACGGCTGGGGTCGGGGCTCAGATTGGCGACGTGATGTATGCTCCGAAATGGCGCAGAGGATGGAACTGAGATGTACGGGCTTAGCTCGGTAGCCGGGATTGTCGACTGCGAGGGCAACGTCCGCACGGTCGTCACCGAGCTCTGGCGCTTCCGCTTTCACGTTCACAAGGGCGAGCGCATTTTCGTCGTTCCCGGCCTTTTGGTGCGCGAGCCAGTCGAGTGGGAATTAATACCGTTCGTCATTGCGAGTGCGGAGCAGGCGGTCGCCGATGGCGTCTGGCCAGCGAAGAGCAAGCGGAGCATCGGCCTAAGGGAATCGCGGCGATTGCTCGGTCGCGGTAGAATCGTGGCAAAAGAGCTTTCGCGCGCCGCTTAGAGCGGGGAGGCGAATGGCTCAGGTCTTTCTCACATCTGCGAGCGGAACGTCGTGGACGAAGCCGGGTGACTTCAACGCGACCGGGCATACGATTGATATGCTCGGCTGCGGCGGTCTCGCTTCAGTCTCGGTCGTAGGCTCTGTGTCTGGTCGCGGCGGAATCGGCGGCGGCGCGGGGGCTTTCATGCACGGCGTCTATTCGTCGGGCACGGTCGGCGCGACCGTCAACTTTGCCGTCAAGTCTAATAATAACGCTGCTAATACTGCGAACGACACGGTCTGGGAAAACACGACGCGCGTCACGGGGAGCTATGTCGCGGCCTCGGGTTGGGTCGGGCCTGCAGCGGGCGGAACGGTCGGCGGACTCGGCGGCAAGGGCAACGCCTCGGGTGTGCTCGGAGCGCCCACCATTGTCTACACGGTTAGCGGCACGGTCGATGGTGGCAACGGGGGCTCTAATGGGGCCGCCATCCTTGGCGGCGGAGGCGGAGGCGGAGCGGGCGGCCCGGGAGGCCCGGGGAAGGCGGGCGGCGGCAGCATAACGAATGCGGGTTCCGGAGGCGGTGGCGGTGGCGGATGCAACGGCGGCCTAGCTACAGCGGGTAGTACTGTAAGCGGGACGCAGGGGGGCGCGGGCGGCAATGGCTGGCAGGGCACAGGCGGCGGTGCGGTCGGCGGCGGTGTGACGGGGAATATCGGACAATTCGGTGGCGGCGGCGCAGGCAGCGACGGCAGCACCGGAGTCGTCACGGGCATAACCTTCCATGGCGGCGATGGCGGCGATGACGGCTGGTATAATGGCGGTGGCGGCCCGCCGCTCGGTGTCAGTCCTAGCGCAATAGGCAACGGTGGTGGCGGAGGCGGAACCGGAGGAACAAGCAACAACTCTAACCCCACGGCAACGCTGGGCGGCAACGGTGCGAGTTTTGGCGGCGGCGGCGGGGCTTGCGGAGGAGCGCGAGGCACACCGACGACGAACACTCCCGGCACTGGCGCGAGCGGCCTAATTGTTATCACTTATGCTGGCGTCGAGGACGGGGGAAGCGGAATAGAGCGGTTCTACTTAGGCCGCGCCAACAGCCAGAACCGGTTCTACTGAGATGGCGACAAATAACATTTTCGTCGTCACTTATGAGCTGACGCCGTATCGGCACCTGCCATTATTGCGGCAGACGCCGGTCGACAGTTCGACTACCCAGATCGCTACAAGCGCGAACATTCGCGTTATCATCCATGACGTGCCGGTTCCCTCGCGGGCGCTAGCGAGCCGGAATCTCTATCAGGCTGCCGCCCAGGACGTTCCGGCCGTCGTCGTCGTCCAAGCGGAAACGAATACTAATTTCCTCGGCCGGTTTAGGGCTCCGGTCCACGCGCGATTTGTGCCGGTAACGCTCTGGCATACCGACACGGGCGTCCCGCAGGGCGAGACAAATACAAATTTCTTGGGACGGTTTACGCCCACGGCGTACCCGTCGAGGGCCATTGCGGTCGGGCTCTATTGCTCAGGCGAAGCCGTAGAGGCCCCAGTCGTCATTCAGGCCGAGACGAATGTCGGCACGCTCGGCCGTTTCAAAGCGCCTGCCTACGCCCGCTTTAGCTTTAATACTTGGGATGCCGCCGTCCCGGCGGTGGAGACCAACACCAGCTTCATCGGCAAGTTCCGCGCGCAAACCTATACGGCGCTCGCGACACATCGCCAGAACGTCCCATTTGATCAGAACGAGACGAACACAAATTTCCTCGGCCGCTTCTCCCCGACACCCTATCCATCGCCCGCTATCCGTAGCGCGCTTTATCTATTCACCGAGGCTGAGGACCCGCCCGTCGTCGCCGCTCAGGCTGAAGCGCCGCCGCACTTCCTCGGGACTTTTGAGGGCTACACATACTCCTTACTCGGACTATTGCGGCAAGGCACGACAGACGCTGACGTGGCTGAAACGAACGTCAGCTTCATCGGCCGCTATACGCCGACTGGCTACAAGCTCCTCCCCGCGCTACGGCAGAACTCCGACGCGGTCTCCCCTCCCCAGGCGGTTGCGGCGGAGACGCAGCCGCACTTCTTGGGGCGCTTCAAGGGGCCTGTTCACGCCCGCTTCGCCTATGGCTCGCTCGACACTGGGGTCCCGCAGACCGAAACGAACATCAGCTTCATAGGACGCTTCAACGCGATCACGCACCGGATCGTGCTCGGGCTCCGGCAGACTATCCCGTTCGACCAGACCGAGACGCAGCCGCACTTCCTCGGCCGTTACTCTGCCCAACGGTACGCCCTGCTCGCGCCGCTCCGGCAGAATTCGGACAGTATCGCGCCCAATGCATTCGCTGCTGAGACCAACACGCACTTCCTAGGCCGCTTTACTCCGGCGGCTTATCCTCCGAATGCGCTACGGAGTACGCTGTATCTCACGACAGAGTCCGAAGACGTTCCGGTCATTACGCAGGCCGAAACGAACACGAACACTCTCGGCCGCTTCAAGGCTCCGGTCCACGCTCGTTTCCTGTTCAATACTTGGGATACCGCGGTCCCTGCGGCAGAAACGAACGTCGGCTTCATCGGCAAGTTTGCCGCACGTACGCATACGGTTCTCGGCGGGTTGCGCCAGAACGTCCCGTTCGACCAGAACGAGACAAACATTAGCTTCCTTGGGCGCTTCACTGCGCCGAAGCACGTTATTCAGCCAGCGCTCCGGCAAGATACGGCCCTTGATGAGCAACAGGAGCTAAACAGTCCTCACTGGGTCGGGCGCTTCCGGGCGCAGGTCCACGCCATCCAGGCGGCGCTCCGGCAAAATCCTGCGGGTGACTTCGTCACGACAGTCCAGGCGGAGACAAACCCGCATTTTATCGGCCGCTTCCGTCCTACAGCCTTTGCACGCTTCAGCTACAACACGCTCGATACTGGCGTTCCTGTTACAGATATCGCCAATCCGCCATTTCTCGGCAAGTTCGCGCCACGGACTCATTCGCTACTTTCCACGCTCCGGCAGAACGTCCCAGCTGATACGCAACAACGAGAATTAAACGTTGCGAGCGTCATAGGACGTTTCGTGCCGTACCAGCACCGCATCCTGGCGGCTGTCCGGCAGAATGAGGCGAAGGATGTTCAGGTAGTCGTTCAGGATGAGACTAATACCAACTTCCTCGGCCGTTATACCCCGGCGGCTTATCGCGTTACGGTCTCGCTCCGGCAGAACGTTCCGGCCGACACGCAACGCTTTGAGACGAACCCGCACTTCATTGGGCGTTATACGGCAGGCACGTACCGGATCGCCGTCTGGCTGCGGCAGAACCCAGCGGTTGCGGATCAGCCGGAAACTCAGCCGCACTTCCTCGGGAAATTCAAGGGCGGCCCGCATAAGACGCTCGCGCTGCTGCGGCAGAACGTCGACACCACGAGCCGCCAAGCCTTTACCGCGGAGGCGCAGCCGCATTTTATCGGCCGTTACGTCAGGGGTCAGCACATACTTCTTCCTGGCTTCCGCCAGACCGTCCCGAACGACATCCAGATCGGCTACGGCAATGAGCCGCACTTCCTCGGGCGCTTCACGGCTACGCGCTACGAGATTCTGCCTTGGCTGCGGCAGAACCCCGACGTTCGGGTCTTCGTGCCCACGAGTCCAGCGTGGGTATTCCCGCAGGCCGAGGCGATCTATGCCGCCAAGGTGCAGATCTCGACGGCCTATGAGGGAATGCCGTCAGTTGTCGAGGCGTGGGACGTGCTATCCTCGCACAGCCCGAATCCGATAGAGCGGGACTGAAATGCACGGAACTATAAACGTCAATCCGGTCGACGCGGGCTCTTTCCCGTTGCAGACGACGTTGCTTCTGCAGGGAAGTTTCATCGTCACCGAAACGGGGCAGCTCGCCGACCCGACCACGGTGACGCTCTACCTCACCGCGCCGAACCAGCCGCAGCAAGTTATCATTGGCGGCAGCATCGTTCGCGCCAGCCTCGGCGTGTACACCTACACGCTCACGCCGACCGATTCGGGCGTCTGGCAGGGGACGTGGCAGGGAACGGGTGCGGTTACGGCAACGCGGGACTTTTCGTTCTCGATACTGCCGTCGTCGAATATTCCGGGATAGAGACGATGACGACCCGCAGACCCAACAAACCCTACTCATGGAGGTCTGTATCTACGCAAGCAGCGAGCGGCGGTAAAACGTCGCCTGCGCCGCCTTTTGTAGGACCGGGGGACATCGTGTCGGGCGCTACGGTCTGGGTCGGGTTGCGCGGGTATAGCAACGCGGCTTCCACGGGGACAACAAAAGCCGTTAAGCTACGCCGCGATAGCGATAACACGACCTCGGACTTTTTTATTTTGAACAATGGGTCGCTGGATGTCGCCTCTGTCGCATTGTTCGCTGGCGCGGCGATTCTATTTGTCGATACGCTCTACGATCAGACTGGCAACGGGAACCATCTAGTTCAAGCGACTCTGGCAAAGCAGCCGAACCTAGTGCTTGGAGGTCTTGGCACGCTGCCGTGCATGACCTTTAATGGAACGCAGTGGATGCAAAATACCACAGCCGCGCTACTCGATGGATTTTCAGCTTCGGCGGTTACTGAGCGAGAGATAGCCGGTCGAGGAGCGCAAAACATTATCTTCAGCTTCGACATTTCCGCAATAATGGGCTTTCAGGCTTCTAATGACACAATCTTTATTGGCAATGAAGAGGTTTTCGGGACCGGGGCTGATGGCGTATGGCACGCGATCCAATCAGTGAATACCGCCCCGGGTGGGGCGGACATGACGCTTAATATTGACGGTGTAGTGACGCATGGGCCGCATGGCTTCGGCACCAACATAACCGGATTTAGCGTCGGAATTTATGTAGATTTTTTCAGCGGCCCGCTCAATGGGAAATTAGCTGAATTGGGCACATGGCAGACGGAGTTCTCATCTAGCGACCAGAATAGCATCCGCGCCAATCAAGCTGCTTATTGGGGAATTTAAAGGAGGTCACAATGGAAGGACGCGGCTACATCTCTCTCGGCTACAACCAGCTCACGGTCGGCGGCACGATTGGCGGCCTCTCCGGCTCGGCGGGGCAATTCGTCGTCCCGGCGCAAGCAAACCGCATCCTCATAAGCGCAGAGACGGTCAACCTCCGTTGGCGGGATGATGGCGGGACGATTACCTCAGCTATCGGTTTTCTCTTGCCTACCGGGCTCGCGCCGTTCGAGTACAGCGGGAATCTCGCGGCCTTGAAGTTCTTATCTACGGGAGCGCCCGGCATCTTGAACGTCGGTTACTATTTTGACCCGGGGAGAAACTAGGTGGTCGTCACCAGAACGTTTTCGCAGATTCCGCAGCAATCCCCGCCGCCCGCGCTGAGCGACACGCTTGTAGGTGTAAAGGCTGGAATAGATGCCCGCTGGGCACTCAGCGCGGTCGGGCAGACGACGAATCCCGGCGTCCAAATCGCATCGATTAAAAATGACGGCGTTACCGATGACCAGCCCGTCATCCAGGCGGCCCTTAATGCGCTCCCCAATACCGGAGGTACCGTTCTTATCGTTCCCCCGACGGGCAGTCCGGGACCGTGCCTTATCAAAAATACTATCAACCTGGGCAATGGGAGTACCGGGTTTGCCTCGACGAAAAGCGGGATGAAGCTGTGCGGCGTGGGAATACCCGACGCGAGGACTTTCCCCGGCTATATCTTCAGCGGCATTGTCTTGTCATGGGGAGGCGCTGCTGGCGGGACGATGATCGCGGTGAAGGGTCCATTAGGTGCGTGGGGTATCGAGAACATATCTGCGGAGTGCAATATCAGCGCGGCCATCGGCCTGCTCGTGACGTCCGGGCATGACGGGAGCGTCGTCAACTTCACTACGGACCAATATACCGCTGCGGGCATCAAAACAAACTGTGTCGAACCGTTCGGGGCTTTGTTCAATACCGACGCGAACCATAATTATTTTCTGAACATCCGGACGATTGGAGGCGCGGCGGGATCGGACGGCATTTTTCTGGACGGCTGCCCGTCTGGCGCGGCGAACTCGGATTTCAACGTTTTCGTCAATGTGTTTGCCAACCAGCCATCTACCGGGTCGGCTATCCACTTGAAGACCTGCGACAGCAACACGTTCATCGGTTGCCAGTTTTTGACTCAAGGACCACCGGCCCCAGCTCTCTTGTTCGATTATACGGGGCCTGGAGGCATCTTCCCGGTCTCCAACGCCTTCTTCGCCTGCACGGTCGGCAATCCCGCCGCGCCGATAGCCGCAAATCTTGGGTCCCCTGGGGCCCCTTACGGCTACTACAACCGCTTGTTCATGACGAACGCGAACGGCGAACCATTCGTCAACCTTCCCGGCCTCAGCAACGGATTTATGGCTACTGTAACCGTTGCAAACCTGCCTCCTGTTCCATTTGAGGGACTGGAATTGGTTATAAGCAATAGCAATACGAATACTCCCGGGGCGACGGTCTCTGGTACGGGCGCGTTTAAGGTCTTAGCCGCCTACAGCGGCGTGAGCTGGCGAGTCGTTGTGGATTTAAGCTGAAATGCCCATCGTCCCGACGCAATCTAACGCACAGGCGATGCTCAAGAGTTTCCTTGCGAGCATCCTTCCGAGTGATGTTGCCATCGTAACCGCACAGCAGAACCGCGTCGCCGAGCCTCAATCACCGAGTTTCGTAGTGATGACGCCGATCCGCTTCACGCGGCTGCGGACGAACATCGCGACCTACGCGGACGCCCGCTTCACCGGCTCAATCTCCGGCTCCACACTTTCGATATCTGACCTCACGTCAGGGACAATCGGCGTCGGCTCGACAATCTTCGGCAGCGGCGTTTTTGCCAATACGCGAATCACCGGAATCGGCTCGCTCCCGGACACATGGGTCATATCGCCGATCCAGAACGTTTCCTCGCGCGTACTCGCGGCCGGAACTAAAACGTGGGAGCAGGGAACGGAATTAGCCGTTCAGTTAGACTTTCACAGCGCCGATACGTCGCTCGCGGGAGACTACGCGCAGACGGTCACGACCATGTTCCGCAGCTCCTATGCGGTGGAGCAGTTCGCGAGCCAGACCCCAGCGTATGACATCACGCCGCTCTACGCGGACGACGCCAGGATGGTCCCCTTCATCAACGAGAGCCAGCAGTGGGAGTGGCGCTGGGTTGTCGAGGCTCGTGTTCAGGTGAACGACGTGGTAACAATTCCTCTCCAGTTCGCCGATTCTCTGGAGGTGGACGTTGTAAGCGTCGAAGCCTCCTACCCGCCGTAAGGGGAAAGCGATGACGACGATTCCCGCGAATGAGCTAGTTTCCGTCGTTCCGAGCGTCCTGGCGGCTGGAGGCGAGGCCCTTGATGTTATCGGGCTGTTCCTGACGACAAACACGCGGGCCCCGGTAGGCGCTGTCCCGAGCTTCCCCAACGCGAGCGCGGTATCGAGTTATTTCGGCCCGACCTCAAACGAGGCGGCATTGGCCGCGATCTACTTCGCTGGCTACAACGGGGCGACCAAGCTCCCAGCCGCATTGCTCTTCGCGCAGTTTCCGGTCTCCTCGGTCAGTGCCTATCTCCGTGGCGGCAATGTTTCCGGTGTCTCGCTCGTAACATTGCAGGGCTATAACGGCGTTCTGGCGTTGAGCATCGATGGCTCGCTGAAGTCTGCAAATATAAACCTAGCGACGGCGACGAGCTTCTCGAACGCGGCCTCAATTATCGGCAGCGCGCTTGGTATCCGGGGGGCCCAGACTGCTTCAGTGACAGGGAGCATCGGCGGGACGACGCTTAACGTCACGAGCCTTATCAGCGGCAACCCGCTAGCGGCTGGGCAGATTGTCTCCGGCACGGGGGTCACGGCGGGAACGTATATTGTCCAGCAGCTTACCGGCACCACTGGGGGTGTCGGGACCTATCAGGTCTCGCCATCGCAGACGGCTGGGCTGCAAACCTTAACGATTTACGCCGCAGGCGCGAGTTATGACAGCCAATCGGGCGGCTTTATCATTGTTTCGCCGACGTCCGGGGCTAGCTCAACAATCACCTATGGATCTGGCGCGCTTGCGACGAGCCTATCCCTCACGCTTGCGGGCGGAGCGGTTACCTCTCAGGGCGCGATAGCGCAAACAGTCACCAGCATCGCTGCCTTTATGAATGCGGTCACTAACGTCACTACGAATTGGGTGACGTTCATGGCCATCTTTGACCCGGACGTCTCGCTTGCAACATCGAGCAATACGGCGAAGCAGGCGTTCGCAGCGTGGAAGGACTTGCAGAACGACCGCTACGCTTACATCGTTAGCGATCCAGACGCCTCGCCGACGACGACTGTGCCGGCTACGGCCAGCCTCGGGCAGGTCCTCGCGGGCAACGGCGACTCGGGGTCGTTCTTGGTCTATGAGCCGACGGGCGTGAATATCGCAGCATTTGTCTGCGGTGCAGCGGCGGCTATCAACTTCGATGAGACGAACGGCCGGATCACCTTCGCCTACAAATGGCAAGACGGCCTTACGGCAGCAGTCTCCGACGCAACGACGGCGCAGAATCTCCTAGACAACGGCTATAATTTCGGCGGCGCATATGGAGCGGCAAACCAAAACTTCGTCTGGCTGCAGAACGGCCAGGTCACCGGAGATTTTGAGTGGCTGGACTCTTACATAAATCAAATCTGGCTTAACAACGCGCTCCAACTCGCGCTGCTTGACCTTCTCCAAAATGCTCCGGCGATTCCCTATGACCCGGCTGGGCAGACGCTCATCGAGCAGGCGCTATCGGACCCGATCAACGCCGGGCTCAACTTCGGTGCGTTCGCACCCGGCTCCGTATCGAACTCGCAGGCGGCGCAGATCAACGGCGCGGCTGGAGCGCAGGTTAGTGACAGCCTTCAGGCGCAGGGCTACTACTTACAAGTCCTCCCAGCCTCGGCTACTGTCCGGGCGGCGCGCGGGAGCCCACCGATAAATTTCTGGTATCTTGACCGTGGCTCGATCCAGCAGATCACGATGGCCTCGATAGCGGTCCAATAGGAGGTTGCCCGATGGGTGACATCACTGCGGCCAATGCGGTCCTAACGCTTTCCGTCCCGCCGCTATTCCCTACTCCGGTCAGGCTACAAGGCTTCGCGGCCGATGACATCTTCGACGTTCCGGCGGTTCAGAGCGTCGAGACGATGATGGGCGTCGACGGCTTGCTCTCTGGCGGCTTTGTCTTTCGTGAGGTCGAGCAGACGATCCGTCTGCAAGCGGATTCGCCGTCGGTTCGTATTTTCGATATCTGGTACCTGCAACAGATCGCGACGCTCGCGACCTACACGGCGAGCGCGCTGATCCGGCTTCCGTCGATCTCGACCAAGTTTGCCATGACAACCGGCTTCCTGACGCTGTATAAGCCTATCGCGTCGGCGCGGCGCGTCTTGCAGCCGCGCGAGTTCCGCATAACGTGGAGCCGCGTCGCGCCTTCTCCGACGTAATTTCCTAGGAGACCAGATGCCGCGAAAGACGCTCGCCGTCACGGTCCCGCGCTTTGACGGTACGGACAACCGCGACGAGGGCAAGACCTTCCTTATCACCGAGTGGCCTGCGGCAGCCGCGGAGAAGTGGGGCATCCGCATGATGCTCGCTTATAACCGCTCCGGCGGTGACATCCCGCTCGATCTCCGCGGCATCGGTATGGAGGGGATTGCCATCATCGGCCTCAATACTTTCCTGCGCGGTAACGTGCAGAGCGACGAGGTTATCCCGCTCCTCGACCAGCTTCTTGAATGCGTCACGGTTATTCGCGACCCGCACTTCCCGGATGTGGCGACCGCGTTCCATGATGATGATACGGAAGAGGTAGCGACGCGCTTGTGGCTGAGGGGGGAGGTCCTCAGCTTGCACATAAATTTTTCCGTGAAAGACGCGCTGACCTCCCTGATCCGGACGATAATGACGAAGGTCCCGGCGGACTCCTCCGCTACCCCAACGTCCCCGCCCGAATCGGGGCCGTGATATCGAGCGACAAGCGGCTGGCGACGCTGCACGAGCTGAGCACGGTCTACTCTCTGGAGGACCTCTATGACATGCTGGAGGTCATCCTCATCGATTCTCACAACGAGCGGCTCGTGCGGAAGTGGCTCGACAAGCAGGGACGTAAGTAATGGCGACGGTAATAGACAGCCTCGTCCTTGAGCTGGGAATGGACACGCGCAAGTTTAAGGAGGGCGAGCGGGCCACGTTGGTCGGGCTCGATGAGTTCAAGAAACGCCTAGCGGAGACGGGGGAGGCAGCGCAGGAAGGCGTCGGCAAGGTCTCGAATCTGTTTATGGCGTTGCGCGGCGGGATCTTCGGTGTCGTCGCCGCTCTTGGCCTCGGGGCGATAGGTTCTTTTATCGAAAGGGTCACGCACTTGGACGCGGCGACAAGCCGTCTCGCCCGCTCTCTCGGCGTTAGCACGCGCGAGCTTTCAGTCTGGCAGGGCGTCCTTAAGCAGGTAGGCGGCTCGGCGGAGCAGGCAAACACGCTATTCGAGACGCTCGGCGATAGGCTGGCCGCGATCCGCATGAATCTCAGCGTGCCGTCCGGGCCGTTCGCGTTCGTCATGACCCGGATGGGCATGGACATGCGCCGGGCGTCTCCGGGGCAGGTAATGGAGCGCATCCCGTCGTTCGTCCAAGAGCAGCGGCAGCAGGGGGTGCCGGACGCAAACATCCGCGTCATGCTTCAGGAGCTAGGGTTGCAAGGCGCGGCGTTGTTTGCAGCGATGGCGGGCGATTTTGCCACGATGCGGAGAACTACTGAGGCGACCGGGCCGTTGACGGAGGAGCGGGGAAAGGCGGCGGAGGAACTCGTCAAAAAACAGGCTACCGTTGAAACGGCATTCGACCGACTGGCGAGTAAGACGCTTCCCGCCCTGGACACGGCCGTGAACGGCCTCGTAGCCGTCGTCGAAAAGCTCATGAACATGCTGGGTATAACGACGCCCTCCCCTGGAACAACGCCTGCGCCCACAAAGGCCCCGGGAGCCTCTGGGGGCACTCCCTGGCTTGGGGGGCCGCTTTTTGGGGACATTACCGGGCGGGGCGGGCAACGCGCACCAGGGAGCTCCGCTGAGGCAGCGGGGAACAATCCTGGGAAGGTCCCCCATGGGAGGTTCGCAATAGAACACGGAGCGACTGGGCGCGACCATTTCGGGCGTGCCATCTTCCCGACTATCGAAATGGGGAGGGCGGCGGCGACGGCTTTTGAGGAGCTCCATGGCGGTAAAGCCCCGCCTTTCCACGGTAGTGACCCACAAGAGACGTTCAAGAACCGATGGCCCGTCCCCGGCCCTGGCGCGTCGCTCGGCGGCCGCGGAGGCGGCGGGACAACGGTCAACGTCGCTGCCATCAATGTGACCAGCAATAAGGCAGATCCGCGCGCGGTCGCAGCGGAGATACCGGGCGCGCTGGAGCGGCGGGTAGCGATGGTGGCGACCTTTGAATCGGGGCTGGGGTAAGGCCATGCCGTTCATCCCCAACGTACCCGGCGTTCCTCCCTTGTCGAGCTATGCGCCGTCGACCGCAGACGTTTTCACAATCCTGGCCTCGGACGTCATCGCGGCGGTCGCGAGCTTTCTATTCGGGCCGGTGTATGGAATTTTTCTCGACCACCTTCCGATTCCGGTCATCATCTCGGATAACTACGTCCGCTTTGAGCACAAGGAGGATTATGAGATTTCGACCTACCCGGTCGAGGGGAACAGTCTGACGGGCCTCCTGGGTGGGACCACGGGTGTGGCAAGTTTCCAGAGCTATAACAAGGTTAAGCTCCCGGCCGAGATCAAGGTTCGGGTATCGACGGGCGGAACGATCTTTAACCGGCAGGTGCTTCTCAACACTATCGACTTGGCGATGAACACGACTGGCCTCTACGACGTGGTCACGCCGGAGAAAGTTTACCTCGGATATAACTTCATCCGCCGTGACATGGTTCGCGAGGCGACTTCTGGCGCCGGTCTCATCGCGGTCGACATCACCCTCATGGAGGTTTTGCAGACGGCAATGGCGCTATTCCAGAGCACACAGGACCCGAGCGTTGCCGGAGCGGTTTCCAGCTCAGGCGTACAGCCGCAAACCTTCGCGGCCGGATCAGATTTCAGGTTCAGTTAAGATGCAAACGGTCCCCATCCAGGCAGTCCCGAACCAGAACCTGCAGGTCCAACTCGGCAGTCAGGCGTGTACGCTTGAGATTTATCAGTACGCTTACGGGCTCTTCATAAACGTATACGTTTCCGGGGTGCTCATCATCGGCGGCGTGATCTGTGAGAATCTCAACCGCATCGTGCGCGACGCCTACCTCGGTTTTGTTGGCGACTTCGTCTGGTTTGATACGCAGGGCAAGAGCGATCCGGTCTACACAGGCCTCGGCTCGCGCTTCTTGCTCGTTTATCTAGAACAAGCCGATATTGGCCAAGAGACTGCTGCCGCCACCGGCATCCCGACGCCCGCGCCCGCGCCTCCGCCCGAGGAGCCGATCTTCTACATCGCGGAATGACCGATGGCCCCCTTACTCGAAATCTCGAAGCCGCTCCCGTCGATCATCGGCGGCGGTCAGCGGAGCTTCGTTCAGCGCCTCATCAACGTGCAGGTCACGCTAGATTCGCCGACCTCGCCCAACCAGCCCCTAAACTTCGCTGGAGGCAGTGGCTCCAACGTCGTCACGCTTTCCGGACACCGGACGTCGGTGCGGGTCAACATGGTTGGTCCGACGAACAGCGCCACAATCGTGATCTTTGGCTTGAGCCAATCGCTCATGAACGACCTTTCGCAGCTCGGCATCATCTACAATCAAGTTCGGTTTAACACGATCATCGTGTCGGCAGGCGACGCCGAGTCCGGCATGACCCCGGTCTATGGCGGCAACATCTTCATGGCTTACGCCGACTACAACCAAGCCCCGGAAGTCCCGATGATGTTCTCGTGCAACGGCACGCTGCTGGAAAAGACGCTCAACCGCGCTCCCACCACGTTCTCTGGAACGACCGATGTAGCGACACTCATGGAGGGATGGGCGAACCTCATGAATATCCCAAACTTTGAAAACAATGGCGTTACCGCCAAACTCAAGAATCCTTATTACGGCGGCAACGTCTGGACGCAGGTACAGGCTGCGGCATTAGACGCCGGAATCACCGCGCAGGTTGTCGATGGTGGACAGAGACTAGCGATCTGGCCGCTGGGAAAATCCCGCACTTCCTTGACTACTGTGCCGCTAATCTCTCCCAAAACCGGCATGATTGGGTATCCGGCCTATTCTCCCGGCGGCTTTGCCATCATCCGCCACCTCTTCAACCCGGCGGTAAAGGTCGGCGGTACGATTGAGGTTGAGAGCAGCATCCCGATTGCGAACCGGCGATGGGATGTATGCTGGCTCGATTACGCCCTTGACTCGCTCATGCCTCACGGCGAGTGGATGGGTGTCGCCCATTGCTATCCGCACGGCTTCCCCGCACCGTTCCCCGCAGCCGTGAGGTAATTGTATGAGCGACGTCGGGACTTTCGGCTATGGCCAACTAAGGACCGAGGACTTCGGCTCGGACGCGAATGCTGTTGCTTTCGTCGCCCGGCAACTCATCGGGCAGATTGCCACTGCCAAGATTGTGAAGGTCATTGCGGTCCATGCCGGGAGCGGGGCGGAGGCGGGAACGGTAGATGTCCAGCCGCTCGTAAAGCAGACTGATGGCAATGGCTATGCCGTGTCGCACGGTACCGTTTTCGGCCTACCATATTTCCGGCTCCAGGCCGGGCCGTGGGCCATTATCGCTGAACCCGCGGCAGGTGACACCGGCCTCATTATCTGTGCCGACCGGGATTCGTCGAGCGTGGTGCGTTCCGGCGGGGAGGCTACCCCGCCCTCGCGCCGCCGCTACAACATCGCAGACGGCATCTACTTCGGCGGCATTGGGCTATTTAATACTGCTCCGCAGGCATCCTTCCAATTCAATTCCGATGGAACCTTCACGCTCAGCGACCAGAACGGCAATGTGCTAAAGACGACGTCGAGCGGATTCGAGCTTACCGGCAATTTGGCGGTAACGGGGGACGTAACGGCAACCGGCGCCGTCGCTGCCGGTCAAGGCGGAGCCCCGGTAGGTCTCCAGACGCATACGCATCCGAGCAACGACTCGCCTCCAACTCCGGGGACATGATGCATACACTCCTCCTTGACGTGCAGGCATGGGACCTCGTGCTTGACGCGAACAACAATATTGCGGTTGCGTCGGAGCCGTACTCGCTCGCGCAGGACGCAGCCTCCGCAATCAAGACCTTCCTCGGGGAGTGCTACTGGGACACGACGGTCGGCGTGCCATGGATGCAATCGCTTCTGGCGAAGAGGCCATCGCTGCCGCTCCTGAAGGCGCAACTCGTTGCCGCGGCGCTAACGGTTCCGGACGTCGCCTCCGCTATCGCCTTTATCTCCGCCTTCACGAATCGCACTATTTCTGGTCAGATTCAGGTCGTCAGCGCCACGACGCGGCAGACCTCCGTGGCGAATTTCTCCGTTATTAACCCGCAGGCATTCTGAGATGGCAGACACAAACGTCCCGTCCGTCTCGTTTAACACCGGCCTGGGCTTCATCGCGCCGACTGGGCCCGCCATCCTCGCGGGCATTGAGGCGGACATCAACGCCGCATTCGGCTCGAATCTCGACTTCAATTTGAACACGCCGCAGGGTCAACTCGCCTCCTCGTGGGGCGCAATAATCGCTAACGCCGACCAGATTTTCGTCTACTACAGCAATCAGGTGGACCCGGCTTTCGCCTCTGGAAGGTTTCAGGACGCTATCGGCCGCATCTACGCCATGACACGGCTTCCGGCGATTGCGACGTCGCTTAACGTGACGTGCCTCGGCCTTACGGGTGCAGTCATCCCGCTCGGCTCGCTCGTCCAAGACCCTGCCGGGAACGTTTACTCGTCGAGCGGGAGCGCGACGATAGGCGCGAGTGGCACGGTCGGCGTGACCTTCATTTGCACCGTAGCTGGCCCCATAGGCATCCCGTCCTCGGTCTCGATTTTCCAAGCTGTGGCGGGCTGGGACTCGGCGCTCGTCATCTCTGGCGTTGTCGGCCAGGACGTAGAGAACCGCACGCAATTCGAGCAGAGGCGGCTCGCTTCGGTTGCGGGAAACTCATTCGGTGCCGTCGGCTCGATCATCGGGGCGGTCGCTGCAGTCCCAGGGGTTGTCGACTACTACGGGCAAGACAACGCGACCGGAGCGAATCTGGTCATCGGCGACATCACTATCCCGCCCGGTAGTTTCTACATTGCCGTCGCGGGTGGCGACCCCACCGCCGTAGCTGAGGCCATCTTCTCAAAGAAAGCGCCCGGTGCGGGGATGGTCGGCAATACGACGGTGACGGTCTATGATACCAACCCCCTCCTTTCTGTTCCCGTCCCGTATCAAATTACCTACGAGATTCCCGCCGACTTGCAGATCATGTTCGCGATACAGATCGCAAACAGCGCGCAAGTCCCGCCGGACGCCGGGACGCTGATACAAAACGCCGTTATCGCGGCCTTTGCTGGTGAGGACGGCGGGCCGCGCGCGCGTATTGGTTCAACGCTCTATGCCACGCGCTACGTCGCACCAATCAATGCGCTCGGGGCATGGGGGCAAGTTACTAGCATCCAGATTGGTTCGCCGAACACGCCCGGTGCAGTCATTACCGGCTCTATCGGCGGCACGACGCTGACCGTCTCGTCTATCATTTCCGGTACTATCGGGCTTGGCGACCATCTCTTCGGTACGGCGGGCGGGACGGGAGCCATCCTCGACGGGACACGCATCGTTAGCTTCATTACCGGGACCGGAGGAACCGGGACATATCTCGTTAACGAGACGCAGACCGCGCCAACCCAGCAGATAATAACTGCGCAAGCGAGCCAGACGAAGGTAAACGTGGGGATTGACCAAGAGCCCACGGTATCTGCCGCTGACATAGCTGTGTCCACGACATGACCGGGCCTCCTTATCCGCCACCCGCGAACCCGGCTTCGCCGTTTGATCCGTGGACGACGGTCATCTCGCAGTATGCGAACTCGCCGACGCTCGACGCGCTGATTTTGTCGTTCAACGCCGCCGTCGACCAGACGGAGAATATTGATAATTTCTACGACATGATCTGGAATATCCAGACCGCAGAAGGCTTCGGCCTCGACGTTTGGGGCCGCATCGTCGGCGTGTCGAGGACGGTCCAGCTTCCCCTCATCGGGACTTCATACTTCGGCTTTAACGAGGCGGGTAGCTGGCAGAGCTTCACGGGAAGCGTCGGCGGCATAGGCGGCACGTTCTTTAGCGGCGGCATTCTGTCTCAGAGCGTCAGCCTCGGCGATACGCAGTACCGGCAGCTTATTCTAGCGAAGGCAGCGGCTAACATTTCCGATGGGTCAATCGAATCCATCAACGAAATACTCCTGACCTTGTTTGCTGGCCGGGGGGACGCCTACGTCATCGACGGGCTTAACATGACGATGACGTACCGTTTTCTGTTCACACTTACGCCTATCGAGACAGCGATTGTCGCCCAGACCGGGATTCTGCCGCAGCCCGTCGGCGTTGCTATCAATATTCAAATGGGACCGGTTGTCATCGCAGTAGAAACGCAACCGCACTTCATCGGGCGCTTCAAGCGGACGGAGCACCGCATCCCGGGCAGGCTGCGGATGACCGACTATCGCGCTGACGTGGTAGTGGAGACAAATCCAACGATGCCGCTGAGGTCTAGAGGAGCGGGCTGGATTCAGCTGCCTCGCCCGAGGTACCTATACACTGTTGGCGGGAGCGCTACCGATTCCTCTGGCAGCGCCTCTGGCAGCTTTATCATCCCAGGATGGAAGTCGGTGAAACCATGAGAAAATATATCATTGCTGCTTTCCTCACGCTGCTCTGGCCAGCACTCGCCGGGGCGATGAGCCAGTCGGACATCCCGTCGAAGTTCCCAATCCCGTGGGCAAACGGGGCCGGAGCGCCTTACGTCCGCGTCATCCCGCAGGCGTCACAGATTGGCTCGCAGAACTGCGCGGCCTCGCTTACGGACGGCTTCCCGCCGCTGACGTTCCTCCCCGCCCCGAACGGCGGCTGCCCCCCGTTTGGTCAGGATTTCAACGGCATCTTCAAGCAGCTTTCGCAGTGGGCGCGGTGGCAGGGCGCGGGCGGGCTTGTCCCCTATGATAGCTCGTTTTCATCGTCGATAGGCGGTTATCCGAACGGCGCTGCGCTACAGAATGCTTCAATCCTGTCCTGCGCATGGATATCGACGGTCGATAACAATGCCAGTGATCCTGATACGGGGGGCGCAAACTGGATTGCAGCATGTCCTGGCGGCGGCAACGGCGGGGTCTCTACGGGTAGCGCGAACTCGCAGACGATAACGGCAACGCCGTTCGTTGTCGCGACCGGAGCGACCTTCAGCTACATTGCTGGCTTCACGAACACATCGTCGCTGAGCGTGACGGTCAACGGCGTCGGCCCCACTCAGGTTTACCGGCGGACGCAACTCGGGACATCGCTCACGGTCGGTGGTGAGGTCATTGCAAACCAGCAAGTCCGTCTGATGTGGGACGGTACGCGCTGGCAATGTCTTTCCTGCGAAATTGCGATGGTCGGGGCAATCCGCGACTTCGCCGGGACGTCCGCACCGACCGGCTGGCTATTCATCGACGGGAGCTGTCAAGCGCAGGCGACTTACGCTGACCTTTTCTCAGTCGTCTCCACGAGTTACGGCTCGTGCTCTGCCGGGCAGTTTGCGCTGCCGGATGGGCGCGGGACGGTCCTCGCGGGCCTCGACAACATGGGCTCGAACGGCGCGGCGAACCGGCTCACAAGCGGTGGCTCATCCTGTGCCGGAACGACTATCGGCACTGTATGCGGTGCGCAAAACCAGACCATTGCACAAGCCAATCTTCCGGCAGTGACACTCTCAACGGCAATCGCTGGCGGGCAGGGTTCGCATTCGCATAACTTGGTGAACGGCGCGGGTAGCGTTATCAGCTCCGCGAACGGTACAGGTAGCGTCAATCCTGCGGGCACCAACAACAACCCCACGACTATCGCGGCGGCCACGCTTCCGGCGATGACGGGGACGACTCCTCTCGGCGGTTCAGGGACGGCGCTGACGACCGTGCAGCCGCTCCAAGTTGTAACCAAGATCATCAAGTTTTAAGGAGGGTCTAATGCTGCCTGTATCCCTGACGCTCGCAAACATGCAGCGCATGTGGAAACATGGGGACCAGCACGTTCCCGGATTGATCGAGGGCATCGCGAGGAGCGCGCCCGCTGTCCTTGAGAGGTACGGTATTCCTACCGAGCTGACGGTCGCGCACATGATGGGGCAGTTCAGCCACGAGTGCGGGGCGGGGCTGGAGATGGAGGAAAACCTCAGCTATTCGGCGCAGCGCCTCCTTCAGGTCTGGCCGCACCACTTCACGCCGGGTATGGCGCAGAAGTATGCACACAACCCGCGCATGATTGCCGACATCGCCTACGGCGGGAGGATGGGGAATGCGGCTCCGCCCTCTGATGATGGTTGGAACTACCGCGGGCGCGGGCTCTCACAGACGACCGGCAGAGAGAACTATCACCGACTTGCTACGGTTTCCGGCCTCGACGTTGTCACTCATCCAGAGCTACTGAGCGACCCGGACTTCGCGTTCGAGCTTGGCGTTGCCGATTTCGTAAAGCTCTGCAACTGTGTTCCGGCGGCGCGGAGGGATGATGTAGTAGGCGTCACGAGGCTATTGAATGGCGGGCTTAACGGTCTTGCCGAACGGCGCATGTGGACTGCGGCGTGGAAGCGTGAGCTGGGCGTCGCCTAAAACATGCTACAAGGGCGAATCATGCCCGACGAAACAGCTCCGGCGGACGAAACCGTGACCAGCAAGCCGAGCCGGACCAAGTGAAATCGCGAATGTCCTTCGCGCAATCCTTATACGGGCAACGGAGGCGCTTGTCATGCGCAGAAAACAGGTTCCAATGACCGGCGTGAACCGCGAGATTCCGCCCAAACTTGTCTATTTCGGTGGACCCTATCAGGCGGCAGCTCAGGGGGTTGCCCCCCCCCGGTATGAGCAACAAGTGCCGTTCCCAATCGCGGATCCGGTTGTCTATATCCGTGAGCGGCTCGCCGAGGGTTGTTCCTACGTGATCTTGCCGAACGAGCTGGCCGCGCGCGTCATCGCGCGGGAAACCGAACTTGAGCTTGACGCTGAAATGCTGCGGGCTGAGATCGAGGCGCTCCAGCGGATGCGGCATGCGGCACTGAAGGAACGGAAATGAATGACGCCATCAGGTTCGGCCTTGCTGTTCTTGTCGCCATGGTGACGCTGGCGGCTATAGTTTTCGGGATGGTGGCGGTTTTCGCGCTACTCGAATGGAAGTGAAAATATGCCTAGGCCAGTCGTCATTCGCGTCATGTCCGGCATGTGGGGGCCAGTCACCGACCCCGGCGCATACTCGTTCACAGAGGAAATAAGGAAGGCCGTCCCCGGCGTCGAGCTCGGCCGCTCGCCATACCGCGACTTCGAGGTCCAAGAAGTCGCGAACGATTTGATCCGAGCGCCGAAGGACGCAGTTCGCCTGCTCGTCGGCACATCGCTAGGCGCATGCAACTGCCCCGTCGCGGCGACGTATGCTTTCCAGTCAAATCCAAAAGTACTCATCCACGGAATGTTCGGTTTTCAGGCGAGCGCGCATGGTGCCGACTGGCCGATCCCGTCGAACGTGCTTTTTGCCCACGAGTTCTACGCGCCATCCGGATGGTGGAATGGATACATGGGCACGATAATTACGGGCGGTCTCGGGACGTTGGCATGGCACAAGGCAGCGGGCAACAAACGCACGACGCTGATCCTGACGTCTCAATATGTTCCCCACCCTGGAGAGACGCAGAAGGCCCGGGCCGCATTTCTCGCCGAGATCAAGCGGATTGTCGCCCAACCCGGCGACGAGGTGTGATCCATAAGGAGATGTAAAGATGCCGGAGCCAATGGATAAGCCAGCAATGTCCGCGGCCGCGATGCCCCCGACGGAGTTCGCCGTAGTCTCACACAAGCAGTTTTTGATGATACACGACGACTTCGTTATCGGAAGGTATCCGACGAGACCAGAGGCCGAATTGGCGAAGAGGAAAATGGAGAATCTAGGCCGGTGGGGGGTGACGTACAGCGTGGAAGAGCGAGTCAAGGGTGGGTGATATGGTGCCCGGGAAACGCTTCTGCGTTTATAGAGGAAATCGCGGGGGATGGTGGGCGCATATCGAGGGACACGCCTCTCCGTTCGGGGCATGGCGCATGGATCGCGGCCCCTATCCGTTTCGATGGATGGCTAAGCTTGAATTCCCGATTGAACGACTCATGAAGGACGGCCCACGCCAATGGACGAAGTGAAAAAGACTTGGACATCGACGCAGCAGATCATCGCATTTGCGTTGGTCGGCGCGTTTATCCTCGTCATATTTGGCTGGATGTTCTTCCCGCCCAAGAGCCTGGATCAGGCAGCGCTGTCGATTGTCAATATGCTGATCGGCGCGTTGGTGGCGAAGATGACGACAGTCGTGGATTTCTTTCTCGGTTCGAGCGAGGGGTCTAAGGCGAAGGACGAGGCGCAGAATAGGACTATCGAGCGCCTGACTGGCACCGGCAGTGGAATCGCTATGGCCGCCGCCAGGGAGGTCGCGCCCGCCGCGGCGAAGGAAGCCGCACCCGCTGCCGCACAGGCAGCAGCACCACCCGCTGCCGACGTGGCAGCCCCGCCAGCCGCCGAGATTGCCGTCGAGCACGCGCTCGCGGAACGCGAAGCCAACAAAGAAGGAAAATCACCATGATGAGCATTATGGCTATCGTATCGTTAGTCTCCGGTCTGATCCCGATCGCGACGCAGATCGGGCAGCTCTGGCAGAGCAGCGCAGGCTTCGGCGCCATCGCGACCGCGATCTTGAAGTCGCCCGCGCTCAAGTCGTTGGAGGAGTTCGGGGCGTCGTTGTTCCCCTCTGCGGATAAGAAAATCCAAGCCGTGCTCGCTGCGATCCATCTCGGCTATCCAGAGTCGACCAAGTGGGCGCAGACGGCGCTAAACACCATTCAAACGACCGGCTACATCGCATTTGGAGCTCCGCTCGTGGTCGATGGGATGTTCGGGCCTAAGACGTTCGCGGCCGTCGTGGTCCTGCAAGCGAAAGCGGGCCTGCCTGTCACTGGCGCGATTGCGGAGGCTGAGTACGCGGTGATCAACAAGCTGATCGGCGCAGCGTAAAGGTGGATTTCCACTGGGCCATGGACCGCTTGCGCGAGAACAAACGCGTGCGACGAGCTTGCTGGGTCGTCGAGACCATCGTCGCCGACTTCCCAAAGACCCGCACGCGCACCTGGCACCTGTTCATGATCAAGGAGTTTCTTGAGTTCAAAAACGTGAACTGGTGGACCGGGGGACGGATCAACGGGTGGGGCGGACAAGTCGGCGGCGGAGCGGCCGATGATGAATTACCCCACGATGGAATGATCTATTGCCCGACGAAGGACGACGTCGCAGCGACGGACTGGCAGCTCTACGAGGGAGAAATGGTATGACGAATGCGGAGATCGACGCAGGCGCGGCCGCCCTTGAGGCTTACGCCGAGGGGCAGAGCTGGAAAGCCCGCCTAGCGCCTGCAGGCACATGGCACGAGGGCTCGATCACGATTATCAAGGCTGCGGATGGTGCTACGGACCAATCGCCAGCCGGGAAAGTTCTCGCCGGAATCAACGGCCTGCACGCCGCCATGAAGTCGGTTGGCCACGAGAACGAAATGAGCGCCCAACAGTACCACGACGCAGCGGCCGTGGTGCTGGCGGCGGTGCATAAGGTGCGCGGATAAAAATGAAATGGCTACCGAGGATAATGGTCTTGAGGACCTGAGAAGAAACGTCAAGGAGCTTCGGGCCGCCATTGATCTGGTGAGAGATAAAGGCGGCCACTGGCGGATGCCCGAGCCGGTTGTCTCCTTGCCGTCAGAGGCTAGCAGTTGGAATTTTACGACATTTGAAAAATACATCAGCCAGCGGTTTGGCGATCTATCGCTGCAACTCCGCGAGCGTTATGAGGCGCAGCAAACCGGGGTTACGGCGGCACTAGCCGCAGCCGAGAAGGCAGTTAATGCCGCGCTGATTGCTGCTGAGAAAGCGGTTGATAAGGCGGAAGGAGCGCAGCAGCTTCGCAACGAAGCACAGAACGAGTTTCGTAAGTCTTTGTCCGATCTATCAGGCCTCATGTGGACAACCAAAGAAGGGCAGGCAGCCCTCGACGCGTTTCGCCGGGAATATCTTTCCGGCCATTCCAGTGCGGTAGATCGCCTTAATAAACTTGAAACATCTTACGCCAACCTTCAGGGTAGGATTTGGGCCGTCGGCGCGGTGTGGGCAGTTCTCGTTCTGTTTGTAATGATAGCCGTCAGATTTATCGGGCATTAAATTCGGCGGCTAGTCCGCTCCTTGGGCGTTTCCTCCCTAACCATTCGCGTTAACGCCACAAGCCCTGCCGCTGATTGATTGGCCCCATCCGGCGGAGCCGCTGGAGAACTTCCTTCGGGATTTTCATCTGCGCCGGGATGAGGCTTGAACACATGACGGCCAGCGATAGCGCCATCACGCAATCATCATAGCCCCCTTCAGCCGCTGTATAGCGGACACCAGTGCGCGTCACCTCATATTCAAAGCTCAGTAGCTCTTGGGCGAGAACGCCGTCCGGGTAGCTTACGTTATGGCTCTGGATAGCCACAGCGAGCCCCTCCATTAGCTTCTGCTTACTCCCTTGGCTGAACTGATACCCCTCAAAGTTCTGGCCGCCCTGCTGTTGAAGCCGCTCAACGATGGGGTCGCCCACGCCAGTCGAGTCCACGAGCGCAGGCGTACGTCCGACCATGGAGATCATCCGGTTTATCGTCACCTCCCACGCAATCCCCTGCCACCGCTCGAACCGGCAAAGCCGATGTGATTTATCCAGGGCACAGCCAACCGTGTAGTTTTGTGATTTAGCCAAGTCCCAGCCCCACCATGCTGGCGGTTCTGGAGATAGCCCCGCGACGATACATCCACGAATATGCTGCTCGCCAAAAGGATTCCCCCCCTCATCCGATGGCTCTGCGAGATACAGCTCCCGCCATGCAGATTCCGGCATCTGTGTCCTGGCGTCAGCGACCTCCTTCTCATCAAGCACCCCCGCGGCGACCGCATCGGCGGCTATGATCTTATGGTACGCCATCTCCGGGTCGCCCCGCTCCGCTTGGCGAGCAAGATTAAAGAACCAGTTTTTGCGGCCCCGGACGTTGCCTATAATGCGAATGGGACCGCGCGTGTAGGTAAGCGTCGACCGCAGAGCAATCCACGCCTGCTCCTTCGTGCGGCTAGCCTCGTCCACTACCGCGGCGTAGACATCCTCGCCGTAAAGTGAATCTGGTTTATCCCCCGATTTGAACCAGACAGTCGTTCCGTTTAGGAGCCGGATGTGCTGCGGATGCGAGAGGCTCGCTATATACATCTCACGGGGGACCGAGGAGCACATGCGGCGGAAGGCAATCGCCGCCTGTTCGGAAACCGGCGCAACCCACCACAAATTCCAGCCAGAATGGCCGAAGAGCGCCTGCTCGACGAGCCACGCGATAGCTCCGGATGTTTTGCCGCTCTTGGTACTGGCCTCGATGACGCTGATACGCTTCGGATCGAAGATCGCGGCGCGCTGCTTTTCATAGAACCTCGGGCGGTGATAGTGGAGCTTGTACTCGTCGATGGTAATCACGCCGCGCCATTCCCGCTCTTGGGCGGCTCCGGCGGAGGCAGCGCCCTCCCGCCCTCAAAGACCGTAAGGGTGAATACCTTCTTCCGCTCACCTTCCTCCACCTGCGGCGTAGGCGCGATGGCAATAGCCCGGAACTTGGGAGACTGGAACTCGGCTAGCATCTTTGCCGTGTCGCGAGCTTCCGCTAACCACTCGCGGAACAAACCTAGGAGGTGCTCTGCCTTTGCTCCCATCCCGGTCTTGTCATCAATCACCTTGATGGAAACTATCTCTTCTTCGCTGGGCTTCAGAAGCGCCGCCGCCCCCTCAAAAAGCTTCTGATATCGCTCTAGCGCTTCAACGCCTAACTCGCGGCCCTGCTCGTGCGCCCGCGACATCTGCCGTTTAGCGATGTCCGCCGCGAGGAGCTCGCGTTCAATCGTAGCTTTATTCTTCGAGCCCTTGGCGCGACCGGCATATCGCGGGTGACCGGGCTGTGCTCCACGCTTTGGCATAAACACCCTATACCATGCGAGCCGCCTTCATGCGACGGCGTGAGCGTGCTGCATTCCGGGAGGCGGCTGACCATCGCGGCATAAGGCATCGCTGGCACATCGTCCAGCGGCCATAGCGCTGCCGCTTAGCGCACTTGGCGCAGCGCAATGTTTGCTGTGAGGTTTTGGAAGTCATTGCGCGCCCTCAAAGAAAGTGCCGCCCGGCCTCGGCTGGTGAAGGACGCTCAAGGGGGGCGAATCCGAGGAGCCCGAGGACCGGGCGGCATCTCCCGCGTACCAGAGGCCGCCTCCGACTTCAAGCTAGACTTGCCCGCCATCCAGAGCCTAGAATCTTTAGGGGGCTAATTTTCACCGAGCAAAAGGGACGCTGTTTATGAAAGATGACCCATCGGACGCAATGTGCATCGCCCTAGTCCAACATCTCGACGGTCAGGGCATTCTCTGGCCTGTGCCGACGAGCAGTCGTGATCCTATCGAACGCGAGCGTTTATCGCAGCGGCGCTGCACAATGAACGCCTTGCTGGCTCGCGGTCTGATCCGCTACGACCGGCGCAATATCCGTGGTCATCTGACATACATCACCGATGCTGGCCGGGGTGAGCTGGCAAGGGTTCTCGGCAAATGGGCAGATATCGGAATGGCCGCTTATATCGCGGCAATAGACGCCGGGGCCGACGATCTGGCTGCGGTCCTTCGCCGCTCTCCAGCTAGACCGGAGGCCGAACAAGCGGCCTAGTGGGGGAATGGTGGCCGGGCAAAGATTTTCCACCCGGCCGCTCCCCCTCCGTTCTACAGCCGAGATTTTGGCCGCGCTCCGAGTTGCGATCATGGCGCGATGCAAGTCACTCTGACCCCAGAATGGACACCAACGCTCATCACCTCGGCTCCGAGCGTCACGGCGCAGAGTTGCGTTAGCGCTTCTTGAAACTGTTGTTTTTGTCCAGCGTGAGTGGCGAAGAAAGCGACAATCTTTTCGACCTCGATGATGCCCTCACTTTCGATAGTGAAGGCATAAAGGTCAGTATCGCCAGGATTGACCGGGCACCGAGCTCTTACTTGAATTTCGTAGACGTTCCTCATGGGAGTCCGATAATTTTATGCATTTGCAAACTGAGCCTCCACCAAGGATGATCCATGATGTAGGCAATAGCCGCTTCGGTGTTGCTCTTGCGCTTCGGACCGTCCATCGGCTGCAAAGCGTAATGATCAGCAGCAACGCGCATTTTGACCACTTCAGGATCGTGCCCAATTTGGGGGTAGACCAGCTTAACTTCGTCGGCGTAAACCTGCATTAGCTGAGCTCCTTGTTTCGGACTCACGCAAAGCCAATCGACGCCAGACGGGGATATCAGCGTACCGTTAGTCTCGACGTGCACTCTCAACCCGCGACGATGCACTGCATCAATCAAATTCGCGTCGAGTTGCAACACCGGCTCGCCACCAGTAAACACCACAAATTCACAGCCATCGCCCACGCTCTCAATTGCATCAGCCAGCTCTACACAGGCATACCCGCGGCCGCCAATAAACTCGGTATCGCAGAATTTACAGACAGCTGCAGCCCGGTCCTGCTCGCGGCCGCTCCACAAATTGCACCCGGTGAAGCGGCAAAACACTGCCGCCCGTCCAGCATGAATGCCCTCGCCCTGCAAGGTTCTAAAGATTTCTTTAACCATGTAGGTCATGCGGCAATGCCACCCGAAAGCGTGATCAGGGTTCCCACTTGAATCCTATCTGCTGGCGCGCATTCTCAAGTCTTGGCAATGTTACTGCATAGCGCGACACGCTTGATCCGTCGAAACTATCGACACCCGCAGCCTCGCACATGTGAATGCGGCGCACACTGTTGACCCGGCCGACATGCAGGACGATGCGCTTTTGTCTCGCCACCTTCCCCCATATCGCCATCGTTGCCTCTTTCCACTCAGTTGTCCCGCCGATAAAAATTCCGTCAATGCCATTGATAGGTTCAATGTCGGCCTCGATCATTCCGTCTTGCACCGCAAGATAATTCGGGCAATCGCCAAGACGCGGCAACCAACTCAGACTGTATTCCAATGAACCGAGACCACCGGCAACAATATCCGGCAGTACCACGAAGTCCGAACCCTTCCCCAGCTTGCGATAGGCAGCCAAAAAGGCCGTCGTGTCGAATGAACACTGACGCTGGAACGCGTGCCAAGCTCCATTGTCCAGCGCATATTTGAACCCCTCCGGGCAGTGAAGGTCTTTAGGCGATACCATAATCCGCCAATCCGCGCGTCGCAAAACAGCTAGATTGCGCCTGTTTCCAGTTCGACTCGCATAGGCGATCATCATCGCGGCGCTCCTTCTATTGCCTTATTCAGATGTTGCGTAGCAATGCTAACCGCGCGCCACAACCCCGCCGCCCCGGCCGGTACTTCTCCGGCCGGGGCGGAAAGCCGTGGCTCAAGCAGCCGCGAGAACTTCCTTCCACTGGTTCTTCGGCAGGTCGAGGAGCATCCCGCCCATCGCCTCAATCTCGACGGCGCGGTCGTAGTCGCGGGCGCTATGAGCCTGCGCAGTGACGGCGTTGAGCATCCCCCATGCGGAGAGGTCGCCACCTTCGATTAACGCCCGCAGGATGCCGCCGGTCTCGGTCTCGGTCGCGCCGACCTTCTGAGCGAGGACCTCGACGGCCTTTGCTGGGTTGCCGGTAACGATGCCCTCGGTGAGCCCCTGCATCTTAAGCAGGTTCGCCCGGAAGCGGGTCTCGTCGACGACGGCGCGGACCATGTCGCGGACCTTGAGGAGGACCGCCTTGTCGTCGGCTTTGCGCGTATCGTCAGCCCAATCCATCTCGCCAGTTTCCTCGGCCTGCCGTCCGACGTGGTTGCGCCGGAAGGCGTCCGCGGTCTTCATGCCGTTGAGGCAGATCAACCGCCAGAGGAGGCCATGGACCGCTACTGCGCCGAGCCCGACCTCGCTGTTCGAGATGATGCCGCCCGCCTGCACGATGTCGCCTTTCTTCACCTCACCCTCGATGGTCGGGATAACGAAGTGGATATAGAGCCGCCGGTCGGTGATCTCGCAGGACGGAATCTGTACGCCGGGAAGCTCAGCGAGGACGGGGAGGGTTGCGTTGGCAATCTCCTCGTTCTCAATGCGTTGGTAGCGGTCGGAAAGGAGCGC